GATTCAGGGGCTCCGAGGATGGACAACGGGATATGCGGTTCCTCAATTTGTTGTGGATGCTCCTGGTGGTGGGGGAAAAATCCCACTCCTCCCAGAATATTATATAGGGCAAGAAGGAAATAAAGTTCATTTAAGAAATTATGAAGGCAAAGAATTTATTTATATCGAAAATTAGCGGATAAATAAAGAAAACCTTTATATGCAAGCTAAAAAAGTCTTCGAAGTCCAAAATTTTGAAAGAGGAAGAAGCCCCAAAGCTTCCATGGATATTGGAGGAATTCAAATATCTTCTCTTTTTTCGAAAAGGGAGAATGAATATTTGGAAAGCATAAAAGAAAAAAAAGAAGAAGCTAAGAGAGAATGGACTCAATTTCTTCGAAAAACCTTTATTGGAAAAACTATAACCGCAAAACTTAAATCCCTTCCGTCTTTTGATAAAGATATGGGAATAACCAAAAATCGGGAAACAAAAAGAGGTGAATTTACAATTCGGGTTCAAGATGTAATGGATTCAGGTGATTTTGGGGAAAAATTTGGAGCTGTCAATATTATTTTTGCTGATATGGAAAATAATATTTATAGTTTAGAAGGCATTGATCAAAAAATTTATATAAAATAATGTACGAATATAAAGCTATTGTCAGAAAAATCTATGATGCTGACACCGTTACTTTAGATATTGATCTAGGATTTTATACATGGATTCATAGTCAATCTTGCAGACTTTTAGGAATAAATGCTCCTGAAGTTACTGGAGTAGAAAAACCACAGGGAATTATATCCAGGGATACTTTAAGAAGCTGGATTCCTTTAGAAAGTGAAGTTACTATTAAAACTTATAAAGATGATTCTGATAAGTATGGCCGTTGGCTTGTTGAAATATTTTATGAAGGGGTTAATATAAATCAGAAACTTCTCAATGAGGGGTTTGCTCAGGAATATCAAGGATGAAAGCCAAATTCATATATGAATCATTAAATTTTGAAAGAGGTGCGGACCCTAAAGATTCTATGGGGGTTGGTATTAGATATAGAAGAAGTTTCAAAACGGTACGAGAATGTGCTAATTTTTTCCTGAATCATATTGATAAACTTTCAAATGGAAGATTTAATAATATCGATGAATTAAAAAGAGCTTTTAGAGACGACGAATATAGAAATCAAATTATTCAAGGATCAGGAGAAGAAGATGAAAATCCTAATAGCACACTTCATTCCTTTGCTATTAATAGGAGTCCTCTGCGAATGTGTAAAGATTATCTAGAGGGATTTAAGAAAACAGATAATAAAGGAAATGTTCTTTCTAGAAAATATTCACCGGTTTATATTGAAGAATGGGGAAGTACTTTTGATGAAAATATTGCAAAATTAGCTTGTTTAAAAGAATTCCATCAAGAGATCCAAAAAATATTAGGATTGAGAACGGACGATTCTTTGATATAGACATCCAATCTTAACGATTTTTTAACGGAAAATATTTTTTTATAAGAAAACTTTTAGTATATTTGCACCATAAAAAGATACCGTGGTAAGATAAGAGTTACTTCGTCCGATCCTATAAATCAGAAACTGAAACAACCTCTTAACAATTTTCCCGGAATTTTTTACAATAAGTTAAAACTTTTTTGATATTTGCAGTAATATATAGAGAAACTTAATAAATACTACTTTCAATGAAAAGGCGTGGAAATATGGATAATTTCGTGAATTGGTTTGGCTTTAATAGAGCAGCCGATAAAGACGGAGGAAGTTGCCCGCTTGAAAGAGTAGAGTAAGACTAGAAATAGTTAGGACTTTATATAAAGCGGGAACTTCAAAAGAGATTCCCGCTTTTTTTGTTCTTTAAAATATTTGGTGAGGTAGCTCAGTTGGTAGAGCAATGGACTGAAAATCCATGTGTCGGCAGTTCGATCCTGCCTCTTACCACACCAATTGGGGGAGTAGCTCAGATGGAGCAATCGCGTAGAGCGCTGGACTGAAAATCCAGAGGTCATCGGTTCGATCCCGATCTCCCCCACAACACCGATCTGAAAAGATCATGTTCTTTGACATGCTGGCAATTGCACCTGTAGCTCTAAATGGCGAGCCGTAAGGCGAGAGCAGCTGGCTTTTAACCAGCGGGTTGGGGGTTCGAGTCCCTTCAGGTGCACAATGCGGGTGTAGCACAATGGCTAGTGTTCCAGCCTTCCAAGCTGGAAATGTGAGTTCGATTCTCATCATCCGCTCTAAGAGTAGTAATGGATCAGGGTTACTTCGCACTGAATGGTTCAGTAATTGTCTGTTAAACAATGTCCGCGGTTCAAATCCGCCTCGTTCCCTACCGATTTTCTCTCTTAAATGGTCTCAGGGGCTGCTTGGCGTGGCCGCCGGGTTGTCACCCCGGAACAGAGAAATCTGACAGGAGGGTTCGAATCCCTTTGGGACCGCCAAATAGGGGTATGGTGTAATGGTAACATGTTTCTCTCCAAAAGAAATGTTCTGGGTTCGAATCCTAGTACCCCTGCCAAAAATTCTATAGGAGACTCTTAAAATGGAAAGATACCGCGCATAGAGACGGCGGTTAATGCCTATAGGAAATTCGGGCTGTTAGCTCAGTTGCCTAGAGCGCCTGATTTGCACTCAGGAGGTCAAGGGTTGGAATCCCTTACGGTCCACGATCACTCTCCTGTATCCGTAAAGGCATCCGGTACACTCTCTTAAAGTGGGCTATGCGGGTTCGACTCCCGTCAGGAGAACAAAACTAAACATAAAGTTATTAGTTCAAAAACCTTTAGTCTATCTATGTATATAAAATAAAAAGATGAAAGTTTGTGAAAATTGTAATATTGAGCATAATGGTTCTTATGGTTCAGGAAGATTTTGTTCAAAAAAATGTGCAAGGGGATTTAGTACAAGGGAAAAACGATCAACTATAAATAAATCTGTAAGTAAAAAACTATTGGGTAGTGGTCATGGAGATGTTGAAAAAATTTGCCCTGAGTGTAAAAAAATATTTAAAGTAAAATGGTATAAAAGACACATTAAAACGTGTTCTAGAAAATGCGGAGTTTCTTTAAAATTTAAAACAAATAGCAAATTAAAGGAAATTTTATCTAATGCAAGAATTAAAAACATTGAAAATGGAATTGTAAATGGCTCAGGAATAAAATGTGAATATAAATTTAAAGATAAAATAATTAAATGTGATTCAAAATTAGAATATGCAGGATTAGATTTTTTTGTTAATAATTATGATGTTTTAGACATAAATAGAGCAAATATAAAAATTGATTACAAATATAATAATGAAATACATGTATTTTTGCCAGACTTTAAAATTACAACTGCTGAAGGTATTTATATTGTTGAATGTAAATCTGAAAAAGTGACGTCATATATGCAACAAAAATGGAAAAATTATATTGAAACATCAAAAATTAAAAAGGAAAAATTAATTGAATATTGTAAAAGTAATAATTTTTTATTCTTTTGGTTTACTCAATATACATCAAATAATTATGCAAGTATAAAAATATAATTAGTGCGTTAGTTCAGTTGGTTAGAATATGTGACTGTCACTCACATGGTCGCCGGTTCGAGTCCGGTACGCACTGCAAATCTGTAGTAAGATAAGAGTTACATCGTTGGTTAATCATCGGTTCGAATCCGATACCAAGCTCCAAAAGTTGCTTAGTATAATACTCTTTTCGAATTTCTCAGATTATGTTCCGGTTGCCTTAGTTGGTCGAAAGGTCCTGGCCGTTAACCAGACGCTGAAAAAGCCGCCGTGGGTTCGAATCCTACCCGGAACGCAGAACATCTCCAGAGATAGTATCTCTGGACCGACACTTCTTCGGAAGTGTTTCATGGGGAGTAGCTCAGTGGTAGAGCTCCGGACTGTATACAGATAGGAGTATCTGGAAAAACCCGGGATAAGACCGAAGAGGTTATGAGTTCGCAACTCGTCTTATCCGCTAATCCGTAGGTCGTGGGTTCGAATCCCTCCTCCCCCGCAAATTAGGGTGGTTAAGAAGGGAAAGATTTAGTACGGCGGTGCTAATGATTTCCGGTCTTAACAACTCAGCAGAGGATGCCGCCGCTGAATCTGAGGAGTCCCGGGAAACCGGCCCCGATATAAGTTCTCTTAGCTCAGCTGGCAAGAGCGCTTCCGTGACATGGAAGAGGTCGTAGATTCGAATTCTACAGAGAACACTAATATGAATAAGGAATCGCCCTGAGATGAGACGATGTGAATTACCAGCAGAGGCTTTATGGTGTCCGAGAAAAATTCGCTTTATATTTTTTAGATGGGCTTGCATGTACCAAGGCTCGGCGATTCTCCCTTGCAAGGAGAGTGTGGAGGGTTTGATTCCCTTCGGGTCCACAAGTTTTTTCGATATATAGAATAAATTTTTGTATATCAATGAAAAAACTTTTAATAGCTATTTTTCTGGTATTTCTTAGTTCTTTGACATTAGCACAAGATATTGTGTATGATTCAATTCAAGGTAATAGAAATTACTGGTTACGAATCAAAGGCGGGCAAAAAGAACAGATCACATTAAGCCTGATGTATGAGAACTTTGGAATATTATCTAAGTCTAAAGTTCTATCCGCTGCGGGATTGCTGGACGGAATGGAATATGGAAAAGATTATTTGGATTATAGCTTTCTTTATGATACTTTAACTTATGAGATCAAAACAAAAGATCCAATAAATTTATTAGTCTATCGATATTATTATAATGATACTACATTTTATTATTTTGCAGGATTAAGGAAGGCTGAATTTGGATCTCCTACTTTAGATGGACAATATTTTTTCATAACGCCTCTTGTAGCACAGGAAGCAGAGATTAAGATATATGACGGAATAGGACCAGATAGGAATCAGATTTTAAATATTTTTCCACCAGCTTTATCCGAAAATTTTCTGCAGGAATATACTCTTTCTAATCAGGTTACAATACAGGGAATTAAGGTAAGTAATATACTCAGAGCTTCTAAAACAACTGATTTCATTACTGATATAGATGAAACATTTGCGGATAAAGTTAAAATCTGGCCTAATCCAGTTAGTAATATACTTCATATAGAAATGGAGAATCTCGAAGGAGTGATAATAAGGATCTTTGATATAAGGCCTTTAATGCTATATCATCAACAAGTATTCTCAAATTACCATTTTATAGATTTTAGTCATTATTCTTCCGGAACTTTTCTGCTAGTTATTACTAATAAATTGGGAATAGTATTATATACGGTAAAAATAGTTAAAATATAAATTGCGGGGTGGAGCAGTGGTAGCTCGCGAGGCCCATAACCTCGAGGTCGGGGGTTCGAGTCCATCTATCGCAACAAATCGCGGAAGAGTGAAACGGAGCGGTAACAATGGGTGGAAGATATAGATGCTTCTGTCCGGGTTTACCGAATCATAATAGGCTCATAACCTATTGATATTGGGTTCGACTCCCATTTCCGCTACTAATACCGTCGTGCCAGAGTGGACAATCGGAGAGGGCTCATATCCCTTGGCATTTATGTCTCGCAGGTTCGAATCCTGCCGACGGTACTGCGGCTTTTTCGCCTCGCCTTTAAGATATATAGAATAAAACCATAATGTCAAGACGGGAGAAAAAGAAATATCATTTTCTTTATAAAACTACTAATTTATTAAATGGGAAGTTTTATATTGGAGTCCATTCAACGGATAACTTAGATGATGGTTATCTAGGTTCTGGAAGGATCTTAAGATATTCTATTCGTAAATATGGAATAGAAAATTTTAAAATTGAAAGATTAGAGTTCTTTGAAGATAAAGAAAAACTTTTTAAAAGGGAAAAAGAAATGGTTAATGAATCTTTTTTGAAAAACCCTTTATGTATGAATATAATGATCGGGGGAAAAGGAGGAAATAACGGAAAAGGAGAAAAATGGTATAAAGAACATATCAATTTGATGCTTCAAGCTCAATGGAAAGATCCAAAATTTATTGAAGAACACAAAAAACGATGCTCAAAAAATTTAAAAGGATCTCCTAATTCATCAAGGTTTAAAGGGAAAAAACATTCTGATGAAACTATATTACAAATGAGAAATACCCACCATTTAAACGGAGATCAAAAAGGAACTAAAAATTCTCAGTTTGGAACATGCTGGATTCATAATGACAAAGAAAATAAAAAAATAAAAAAATCAGATATAGATCTTTATCCAGGATGGGTTCAAGGTCGAAAAATGAAATTTCAAGAAATAACTTAAGTAACAAGGAGCTACATCCGGTCGCTAACATCCCGTTCGAGTCGGGTTTTGTGGGGTAGCTAGGAGAGACTAAGACCTACTTAAGTTTTACAATATTGCGGGGTGGAGCAGAGG